ATCTGGATGGCAGTACAGCAACCCGGTAAGGCGATAGCAGTAAAAACCGAAGAGCAGCAGTCGGTGCTAGTTCTGCACCGTTCGCGCAGACAACTGGTGAGGTTCCGGACAGCACAGATTAACGCCCTGCACGGGACACTGCTGGAATTTGGTGAAACCATCCACAAAGGCCGGGCAGCGATGGACAGGGAGTTACCGGCAGCCCTGGAGCGGATGAAGACGAAACTGCCGCCGTATCTCCTCACGGTGCTGGAAGACCAGTACAACAGGCTGAGTGAGCTGGATTCACTGATAAATGGCCTTGAAAAACAGCTTAACAGTGTGGCGCACCAGAATGAAACCAGTAAGCGGTTGATGGAAATCCCCGGCGTGGGACCGCTCATCGCCACGGCAGCCGTTGCGACCATGGGTGAAGCCTCAGCGTTCAAATCAGGGCGGGAGTTCGCGGCGTATGTTGGCCTGGTGCCGAAACAGACCGGTTCAGGAGGAAAAGTTCGCCTGCTGGGGATAAGCAAACGTGGCGATACCTCCCTCCGGACATTATTTATCCACGGAGCAAGGGCGGCGGCATTACTGGAGAAGGAACCGGGTCCATGGATTACAGAGCTGAAGAAACGACGCCCGACCAGTGTAGCTGTCGTGGCGATGGCGAACAAGCTGGCGCGGACAGTGTGGGCGATAGCAGCCCATGACCGTAAATATGATAAGAATCATGTCAGTGACCGTATTAATCGCTGATACCGATAAACATTAACGCTTAAAAAGGGTGAATGCTGAAAGGTTGCTCTGGCGGCCAGCGTGATGACAAAGACAGGTAAGACCGGGACTCGCTAAACCTGAATATGGCCTTGAGCTTAAAGCTCGCTAAGGAAATAAGGCGTGAGTCGGCGAATGACATAGGGGCTCGCAGCTGTCAGGCTGCAATAAAGCCGGATATAAAGCTGCAACCTACCAGTCAATGTCAGAACAATGGAAGCCTTGCAAACGGGATGCGTTCATATAAATGCGATATGTCTCAGTTAATGACGAACTGGATATGTATTGCCATGGAGGGCGACACCGTTGATGGCCGGGCCATAGAACCACAATGGATCTTGGAGGCCGCCGAACTTTATGACCCTCAACTGTATACCGCCCGAATTTGGCCGGAACATGAACGCTGGTTCGGGGCGATGGGCGAAGTGCTTGCAGCCAAGGCCGAACGGGGGGAAGACGGGGCGTTGCGTCTCTATGCACAACTGCGACCCAATCACCGCTTGTTGGAGGCCAACCGGGACGGTCAACTGTTGTTTACCTCAGTGGAATTTACCCTTAACGGTAATTTTCGCGGCACAGGCAAAACCTATCTGGAAGGGCTGGCAGTGACTGATTCGCCAGCCAGTGTGGGCACAACGCGCCTACAGTTTAATAAAAGGAACAAACATCGTCGATTTGGGGCATATAAGCCGCTGGTCTTTGATGAAGTTAAAGAATTTAAGGAAAGTAAGGGGAAAAGGATGGCTAAAGGTACTAAAAAGAAATGGCGCAGTCTCTTTAATATTGAAGAACCGGAAGAAACCCCTTCCGCGCCATCAGAGGATGATCCATTACAGGCACTGGCTCAGGCGGTGGCCGATTTAGAAACCCGTCTCGCTGCCTTGGAAAGCAAACAGGAATCGACCGAGCAGGAAGTTGCCGACGTTCAGGAAGAGGTAGAGACCGTCAAAGAGGTGGTGGATACGGAAGAGTTTGCCCGCTTGCGCGACAACCTGCCGGATATTCTGAAAAAGTTCGGCAAATTGGATGCGGTATCGACCCGCCTGCCATCACGTAATCCGAAGGGCAACAAAAACAAGAAGTTTAATTATCTGTGATGGGAAAAGGCAAAGGGAAGAGCTATGCAATTGAATAATCGGGCACGGGCATTTTTGCAGCAATATTCTGCGGGATTGGCCGAAGCCTACGGGGTAACGGATACCTCGCGCTACTTTGCGCTGACTGACCCGAAAGAAACCGCCTTGCGCAGTGCACTGCTGGAATCCGTCGAGTTCCTGAGCATGATCACCTGTGCGGACGTGGATCACCTGTCCGGTCAGGTGGTGTCCGTGGGCAATCCCGGACTGTTTACCGGGCGCAAGAAAGATGGCCGTTTTATGCGTCAGACGGGGGTTGATGGCAATGAATATAAACTGGTGGAAACCGATTCCGGCGCGGCGCTGAAATGGGACTTGCTGTCCATCTGGGCAAATTCCGGCAGTGAAGAAGAATTCTTCCAGCGGATGCAGGCCTTTACCAATGAATCGTTTGCACTCGACATGCTGCGTGTGGGCTTTAATGGTCAGCGTGTTGCGGACACAACCAACCCTGACGAGAACCCGAACGGGGAAGATGTTAACAGGGGCTGGCACCAAATCGCCAAAGAGTGGAATGACGGCAAACAGGTGATCACTTCCCCGGTGAAACTGGATGAACACGGTGACTTTAGGTCACTGGATGCAATGGCCTCAGACCTCATTAATACCTGCATTCCGCAGCAATTCCGCCATGATCCGCGTTTGGTGGTACTGGTCGGGGCGGATTTGGTGGCAGCAGAGCAATACCGGCTTTATCAGGCAGCAACCAAACCGACTGAAAAGATCGCAGCGCAAATGCTGGAAAGCACCATTGCGGGACGTCCGTCGATGATACCGCCATTTATGCCGGGTAAACGTATGATTGTGACCATGTTGCCTAACTTGCAAATTCTGACCCAGCGCAACACGCGTCAGCGTAAAGCGGAGTTTGTGGACGACCGTAAACAGTTCGAAAATAAATATCTGCGCAACGAAGGTTATGCCCTGGAAACGCCAGAGTTGTACGCGGCTTATGATGAAGAGGCCGTCACGATTGGTACGGTGGTTGAACCTGCTGAGACGTTGAATAAAAAATAATGTTATCGCCTGTTCAACGACACCGGGCAGCGGTGGAACTGCGTCAGAAACTGGAGCGGCAGCAAGCCGTTGCCATTGCTGATGGCGCGAGTATGCACCTGCAAGCCCGTGCCATTGGGCAGGATGTGAAGCGGTTACACGGATTGCCGACCGCTGATAAAGTGGAAATAAAACGGCGGGAACTGTTGCCGAACTACCTGCCGACAGCCGAACGCTATCTGGCTGAGGGCGAGGTATACCGCAACCCGATTTTTGCCCACTGCGTGATTTGGTTATTTGATATCGGGGAGTTTGCCCAGGGGTTGGACTGGGCGGATATCGCCATAGAGCAAGGACAGCTCACCCCCGATAACTTTCGCAGTGGCTTCCCGGCGTTCGTGGCCGACACCGTTTTACTCTGGGCACAGGCGGAAGCCGAAGCGGGCAACCCCGTGGAACCCTATTTTTCCAGGACATTTCAGAATGTCACTGAAAAATGGAAGATACACGAGAAAATCAAGGCCAAATACTACAAGTTTGCTGCCCTGAACCTGCTGAAAGGGGATAAAGCCGAAATTAAGGCCAGTTCGGTGGACAGACTGGATGTGCTGGAGCAGGCCGATAACTGGTTGGCGAAAGCCCACCAATGCAACCCGAAATCTGGGGTGAAAACCTATCGGCAACGGATTGCCGCCCGCATACGGGCACTGGCTATTGGACAATAACGACTGCCGCAAGCCGGAGCGGGCGCGGTGGAGGCAGGGCACGATGTGCTTATGGCCGTGGAAACCGGACAGCCCGCTTTTTTTCAGGGAGAGAGTGACCGATGTTTAATGGCAACACTGTGGATTACCGGGACGCGCCGCTGACCAATGATGGTTTTTGGCCAGATTTGAATTTGCGGGAATTTCAGGCCAATCGCAAGCTGCCTGCTGATCTGGATAACGACATGCTGGCCAATGCGCTGCTGGCAACGGTGGCAGAAATCAATCTTGATTTGCAACGCCTGAAAGCCCGTTTACAGGTTAAAGGTTATCAAAAGGCAACGGATGTGCCGGGCATTGCCATTAACGGCAACAACGCACTGGTCAGCCAGTATAAAAAAGCGGTCTATGCGCGGGCAAAGGCCGATTTATTGGGGGAATACACGACATTGGTCAGCCGCGCCCCCAATCCGGGACAGGAAAGCCCGGAAGTGCGCAAAAGATTGCTGGCTGAATCCGCCGTCGTGCTGCGCAACATGAAAGGGCATGGACGCACAACGGTACGTTTGATATGAACAAGTTACAGCAGTTAACGGCGTTCTTGCGGGAAAATTTGCCGGAACGCCTGTGTGAGACGGAATTTAGCAGTGAAATGGATGAAATCCGCTTTATTCCGGCACAGCGTGATTTGGGGTTGGGGCAATACCAGATGTTTGTCCAGCAATATGAAGCGGTCATTGCGTGGGGGCGCTGGCCTTACCGGGAGTGCGATCCGCGTAATATCCCCTTGTTGATTGATAGCTGGTTAACGGCGCAGGGAAATGGCTTGGGTGATGCCAATGTCGAGCAGGAACGGCCATCGTTAACCGTGGATGTTGACGGCGATACCGCAACGGTTGTGGTGTCGTTATCACTGGCGGAGCCTGTGGTGATCCGCGAAGACCCCAAAGGTATGATCCCGTTTGATGGCAAGCGCTGGTCATTAGCCGATACTGAAATCTGGTTTGCTGAACAAGGCGCGGTGCATAGTGTGGATGAGACAGGGGCGCATATCGGACAACGGCCATGATCCACGGACAGCTAAACCGTAACCAGCTTAAGAAACTGCAAGACGCATTGCGTGACCTTGATTTGCCCGAAAAAAAGCGCCAGCGCCTGTTATGGCGTATTGCAAAATACGGGTTGATTGATGCGGCCAAACGCAATGTGCGCAATCAGCGTTCGCCGGAGGGGGAAAGCTGGACGGTCAGAAAAAGCCCATGGCGCAAGAAAATGCTCAGGAATATGCCGAAACTGCTGCACATCCGGGAAATGCCTGAAATCGACGCCGTGCGCGTTTACCTGCAAGGCGGAAGTTACCGCAACGGCAAGCAGCCAGTCCCTGCGGGGGTTGTCGGCTATGCGCAGCAACACGGGATGCGTTTTCAGGTCAGTCGGCAGCAGGTGCAAAAGAACGTTGACCGGGAGCGCATGGCGACCATCAAGCAGGCCAAAAAGCTGCGTGAATTAGGTTATCAGGTTAGAAAGGGCAAGCGCTGGCGGAAGCCTCCGATAAAGGAAATGACCGCCAATATGAAATTTATTCAGGCGGGGACATTGATCCGCGAACTCAGCGGCGAGGTGGCTAAAAGCGCATGGACAATTGACGTGCCTGCCAGATCGTTCTTGGGCATGAATGAGGACGAGTTTGATAAAGCGCTGGCTCGCCAGCTACAAGGGATTGGATACGGCGCAGGGTAAGCGCCTTAATAAAGGACGAAATTATGTGGCCACATGTACAGGTTAATCAGGTTAACCAACTGCAAGGCGAAACAAAGGACATTGAGCGGGTATTGCTCTTCGTTGGCACCGGGAAAACCAACGTGGGCAAAACCCTGGCTGTGAATACCCAGACGGACTTTGATGCCGTCTTGGGCACGGCACAGACCACCCTTAAACGTCATGTTCAGGCGGCAATGGCCAATGCCGGGCAAAACTGGTCGGGCTATGTGCATATCCTGCCCGAACAGGCGGATGAACGGGTATTTGTGGAGGCTGTTATTTCAGCGCAGCCTGTTGCCAGTGTTGAGGGCTATGTGCTGACCATTGGTGCCACCAAAGCGGTAATCAAGGCAGCGCAAACCCTGCGTGCCAATACCATCGCCAAATTTGGCCGCTGGCAGTGGGCGATTCTGGCGGTGGATGCCCCCCAATCCAAGGAGCCGTGGGCAGATTACGTCACCCGCCTGGCAGAGCTGCAAAAGGGTGAGGCTGTGGCTTCGGTGCAACTGGTGCCGTGTCTGTGGGGCAATGAGGCGGGTGTACTGGCCGGGCGTTTGTGCAATCGTGCCGTCACCGTGGCAGACAGCCCCGCACGGGTACAGACAGGTGCGCTGATGGATTTGGGCGCGACCGACTTCCCGAAAGACGGCACAGGCCAGCCGATTGATCTGGCCACCTTACAGGCACTGGAAAAACTGCGTTTCAGTGTGCCGATGTGGTATCCCGATTATGACGGCCTGTATTGGTCAGACGGTCGCACGTTGGACGTGGAAGGGGGCGATTACCAGAGCATCGAAAATTTGCGGATTGTCGATAAGGTGGCACGGCGTGTCCGTTTGCAGGCAATTGCCAAAATTGCCGATCGCAGCCTGAACAGTACGCCGGGCAGCGTTGCCACGCATCAGGCTTATTTCGCCCGGACCTTACGTGAAATGTCACGTAGTACGGAGATTAACGGGGTGACCTTTCCGGGGGAAGTGAAATCCCCAAAAGACGGCGATGTGGTCATTACATGGCGCAATAAAAACACCGTGGAAATTTACATTACTATCCGCACCTACGAATGTCCGAAAGGCATTTCCGTCAGTTTGTTGCTGGACAGCCAAGGGGAGAAAACCGCATGAGCAAGCGCATTTCAGGCCAGTCGGTGGATTTTAATATGGATGGGGATCTGGTTCATGCGGAAAAGGTCAACCTGTCCATTACGGATAACACCGCCGCCGCCCAGACGCAGGGCGTACCGGATGGCTATATCGCCGGGGATGTGGCGGCAGAGGGTGAAATTGAACTCAGTACCAAATACTTGGATATCGTCACCGCCAAAGCGCGTGCGGCGGGTTCATGGCGGGGCATTCAGCCCGTTGATCTGATGTGGTATGCCAAGGCAGGAAACGAAGAGATGAAAGTCGAGGCTTACGGCTGCAAGCTGATTGTCAGCGACATTCTGGACGTTGACCCGAAAGGCGGCAGTGTCATGACGCACAAGGTTAAGTTTGTCGTCACGTCGCCGGATTTTGTGCGCATTAATGGCATTCCCTATCTGGAAGCGGAACTGACACAAAGCCTGATTGGGTAAGGATGGGGGTTCATGGAAGAACATGAAAAAACATTTGTCACGCTGGTGCTATTGGGGGCACTGATTGCGTTGGGCAAGATGCTGACAGGTAACGAACCCATCACCTTACGGCTGTTTATCGGCCGTATCATTTTGGGTTCGGCGGTATCAGTCATGGCGGGGGCGTTGCTGATTTGGTGGCCGGGCATCAGTCCGATAGCCGTCACCGGGATTGGCAGTGCATTGGGCATTGCCGGCTATCAGTTAATTGAGGTCTGGTTACGCAAGCGCGGCAGTGCATTGCTGACAGGGAAGTTAAGGAAATGACACTGAGTGAAAAACAACAGCTTTTTTCTGTCCTGATCGCACAATTGATCTTATGGGCAGACGAACATGGCTACCGTGTGACATTGGGCGAAGCCTATCGCACGCCGGAACAAGCCGCGCTGAATGCCCGGAAAGGGACAGGGATTGCCAACAGTCTGCATACCCAGCGTCTGGCGGTGGATTTAAATTTGTTCATTAGGGGGGAATACCAGACAAGCAGCGCGGCCTATTTACCCTTGGGGGAATATTGGGAATCCCTCGGTGGTACGTGGGGCGGGCGCTTTTCCCGTCCGGATGGCAATCATTTTTCACTGGCGCATAACGGGGTGAAATGATGTTCAATGCCCGGATGCTTTATGGCGTTGTGGTGGCATTGGCGTTCGGGGCAGGCTGGCGCGTTAACCATTATTACCGTGACAGCATCGAGCTGAATATCACACGGGCAGCGACAAGCGCAAAAGAGGCCATGCGACAGGAGTTGCAGGCCATTTCCAGCGCCTCCGCCCGGCAACTGGAAGCAAAATTGGAGGGGATAGCGAATGCCGCCCCAAAAGAAATACGTACTGAAGTGGTCAAGCCTGTTTTTACTGCTGTGTGCGTTAGCCCTGAGTTTGTCCGGCTGTACAACGACACTGCCGACAGTATCGGGCGAACCTTATCAGGAAAACCTGCTGAAAAAATGTCAGGCAGTATTACCGAAATTAACCGGAACGACCGGAAATAATTTAGCCAATATTTTAATGGATTATTCGGCGTTATATGGCAACTGTGCCGCCCGGCATAATCAATTAGTGGATGAAATTAATAAAAGAAAGGAAATCACTCATGAGCAAAGAAAATAAAATTATTACCTTAATTATCGGTGAAACGGAAATTAAATTTGAACCGAATATGATTGCCTATAACAGCATGATTAATGACATGACACTGGATAATAAAATTGTGCCGATTGTCACTTACCTGCGGCGTGTCGTTCAACCCGCATCGAAAGCCGCGCTGGATGAACTCCTGCAAATTCCCGGCGCTGCCATGCAGATTGTGGAACGGCTCAATTCAGAATATGCCCCTAAACTGGAGATTGAAATAAAAAACTAAATGCACGGGTTAAGGCAATTGACAATAGTGTCTTTGAACAGGCTTTACTATTACGCCGTCATTATTTACCGCATGAAAAAGATAATACGGAAAGTTTAGCCCGTGCCATTTGGCTGGATAATCGTTATTGGGAAAATATGCGCATTGCCACGGCAAACGGAATTGCATTAGCGTTCAAGGGTGAATCATGAGTCAGGGGCAATTAGAGTTTACTTTAAGCCTGATTGATAAAATCACACAACCGCTGGCGAGTGCGAAAGCGGCGGTGTCGGGCTTTGCCCAAACCTCACAGGATGCCTTCGGAAAAATCGCCGTGGGCGGTGCGGGGCTGGCCGCCTCGTTCTGGTCAATCAAGGGCTTCCTTGATCCGGCCATTGAAATGGACGAGGCGCTCAAGTCCGCCTCCTTGCAGGGCATTGACAGCACGGTGATGGCGAAAGTGGCCAAAGATGCCATGACCTTTAGTTCACAGTATGGCAAATCGTCGATTGAGTTTGTGCAGTCAGCGGCGGAAATCAGTCAGGCGATTAATGGGCTGTCACAAAGCGACCTGCCCGGGATGACCCAGATTGCCAACACCACGGCTGCCGCCCTCAAATCCAGTGCTGAAGACGCTTCTGGTTACATGGGGAAAATGTTTGCGCAGTTCTCCAGTCATGCGAAAGCGGTGGGGCATCTCCAGTTTGCTGAGGAACTGGCAGGCAAGGCGGTGATCATGTCGAAGACCTTCGGCACGTCCATGACGGACATCGCTGACCTGATGGAGGGCGCCCGTGCCGCAGGGACACAGTTTGGTGTCGGGATTGATGAGCAGTTGGCGGTGTTGGGTGAACTGCAACGCTCGCTGGGCGGTGAATCCAGCGGCGCGTATGAGTCGTTTATCACCAATGCGGAAGCCAGCGGGAAGAAACTGGGATTAAGTTTCGTCAATGTGTCCGGTCAGTTGTTATCCATGCCGGACATGCTGGAGAAACTCCAGACCAAATACGGCAAAAGCATTGAGGGCAATCTTAAGGCTCAGGCGGAAATTGAAGAGGCCTTCGGGGATTCTGCTGTGGTGGTCAAACAGCTTTACGGCAATGTCGATGTGCTGCGCAAGAACATGACGGCGCTGGGGGCGAACGATGGCATGAAGCGCGTACAAGAGATGGCAGGACAGATGGCGAACCCGTGGGAACGGCTTCATGCGATATGGGAAAATATCCGCATTGCGATTGGTACTACCTTGCTGCCAGTGATTAAGCCCCTGGTCAATAAAATGGCAAACACCAGTCAGTTACTGGTGCGCTGGCTGAAACTGTTTCCCAATATTGCCTGCTGGGTCGGTTATATCACGCTGGGCATTCTGAGCTTTGCCGCTGCCGGGGCGGTGGCCAATATTGTGATGGGGGTGTCCAAATTTATTTGGGTTGGCCTTAAGGGCATTTGGGCAGTCTGTACGCTGGTGATGAAACTGTGGACGGCGGCTGTATGGCTTTGTAATGGTGCCATTATCATCTGGAACACCACATTGCGCGTGTTACGCGGGATATTGATGGCCGTCAGGGTTGCCGCCTTTTTAGCGGGTCTTTCATTCAGCTTTATGACCTGGCCTGTCCTGCTGATTATTGCTGCCATTGCCTTGCTGGCTATTGGCATTTACATGCTGATCAAGCATTGGGACGCGATTAAAGCCGCTATTATGAACACCACGGCATTTAAGATTGTGGCGGCATGTGTGAAGTGGTTGGGGGAAATGTTCGGCAAGGTTTTTGATTGGATCGCGGAGGGCTGGAATAACCTGTGCAACTGGTTCAGCAATTTTTCCTTGGCCGACACGTTTTCCGGCATGGTGGACAGTATTGGCGATCTCTTTAGTGGCTTATGGGACTGGCTGAAAGGGTCATTTGGGGAAGCCTATAACTGGATCATTGATAAGTTAAATTATATTCCGGGTGTCAATATTGAAACCCAAGCCATTGAAAAGACGGTCACTGAACCGACAGGAAAGGCGGTCGTACCCAATGCGGGCATGGGGGAGAATACCCCGAAATGGGTCACCCAACCCAATGGCATTTTGCAGGGACAGCCCCAGTCCATGATGCAACCCGTCAAAGCGGTCAGGCCGCCAGAAAGCGAGGGGGTATTAACAGGCGGGAAAAAGCAGGGGATCGGCAAGCACGGCCTGATGAAAGAAGTCACAACGAACTCACAGACCATCAATGATAACAGCCGCCGGATTGAAAACGTGACGCTGAATATTTCCAATGGCATCACACCAGAACAATTAACGGAATGGGAACACGTGGCGCATGGATGAGCCAGGATACATTGATTTATTGATTACGGGCGGCAGTTTCACGCTGAACTCAGGCAATGAACCGCGTTTTTGCAATAACCGCCTTTCCATCGGGCAGGACTGTGTTCACGCCATTATGGAAAGTGGTCTTGCCACCGAACTGGTTGCCGAACGCAGCCCGACACTGCGTGCTGATATTCGCACCCAGATAGAAATTCTGGTCGAAGATGATGACCGGATTATTCCGGGCACAGTCATCATTAACGAAGAGTCGTCAACCAAATTATGGATCACGGCTGAGACGTATGATTTTGGCCGTATCAATGTGAGTGTGGGGCATGGAAACTAAACCGACGATTGATTATGAAAAAGTACTTCGTGATAGCGGGATGCCAACCACGGAAACCGATATCAGCGCGGCGTTCGCCAGGGTTGTAGATGAAACTGGGTTGGTGACCAATACTTCGCGGATGTCCCCTTTTTGGCGACTGATTAATACGATTGTGACGCGCCCGGTATTGTGGCTCAAGGAGGCATTAATCCATGTCACCCTGAAAAACATGTATCTGGCGACGGCATCAGGTTCATGGCTGGATATGTTCGCATGGGGTGTCAACCTGAAACGTAAACCTGCATCCGCCGCACGGGGGGGGATTCGTTTTTACAAAGCGGCGGGGGCATCGGCGGTCACGGTACCCGCCGGAACAGTGATTCAGACTGAGCGCATTAATGGCGAAATCTACCGGGTCAGTACCACAGGAAGCGTGGTGATGGCCGATGGGGTTTCCAGTGCTTTGCTTCCCGTGGCTGCAGACACCGCAGGCGGCGCATTCAACCTTGCGCCCGGCTATTTTCGTATCCTGCCCGTGGCGGTGTCTGGTATTGAGCGGGTACAGAATGAAGAGGGTTGGTTACTGACGCCCGGCGCGGATGCGGAATCTGACGATGATCTGCGTGACCGTTGCCGCAACCAGTACAATCTGGTCGGTAATTATCATACCGATGCTGTGTATCGGGGCATGATTGCGGCTGTGGCGGGCTTAAGCATTGACCGCATCTTCTTTCTGCATGATGCGCCCCGTGGGGCAGGCACCGCCAACGCCTATCTGTTGCTGGATTCCGGCATAACCAGCCAGCCCTTTATTGAGGCGGTGAACGATTACATCACCAATCAGGGGCATCACGGGCATGGCGATGATATGCAGTGCCTGCCGATGCCGGAAACGTATCACGCGCTGACCGTGACGCTGTTTGTGGTGAATCTGGCGAACTACAGTCAGGAGCAGATAGCGGCACTGAAAACGGATGTCGCAAACCTTGTCCGCTGCGCCTTTAGGGAAAATACCGATTATCAGGTGAAGAAAACATGGCCGTACTCGCGTTTTTCCTTTTCCAGTCTGGGGCGGGAAATTCACCGTGAGTTCAGCGAGGTTGAATCACTGGCCTTTTCATTGGTGGACATTCTCAGTGAATTGAGTGTACCCCGGCTGCAATCGCTGACGGTTGAGGTGAAAAATGTCTGAGTTCCGGGAAAGACTCACCCGGCTGGCGCTGCCATCATGGATGAACAGAGGGGAACCCGCCAAACTGTTGGGTGCGGCGCGGGCATTCTGGCTGGGGGTGTATGAATGGTTGAAATGGCCGCTGGCGCAACTGGATGCGGAAACTTGTTCCGAAGCGTTGTTGTCGGTGCTGGCCTATCAGCGGGATATTCAGCGTTTTAACGGAGAACCGTTGCCGCTGTTTCGCAAGCGGGTAAAGTATGCGTTTATCAACGCCAGAGATGCAGGCAGCATCGCGGGCTTTATTGCTATTTTCGAACGACTGGGCGTGGGCTATGTGGAGTTACTGGATCGCCAGTCAGACATTGACTGGGATGTGATTATCCTGCGCCTCAGTGACAGCCAGATAGCGGCTAACCCTGATTTGCTGATGAACATCATCCGTCAGTATGGCCGCACCTGCCGCCGTTACCGCTTTGAAGTGATAGCGAAAAATCAGTTATTGATGCGGGTTGGCAGTCTGGGTGCAGAGTATTGCACTTATGCCGCTGCCCTCCCGCCCCGGTCATTATTATTAAAAGTGGGGCATATCGCGGGCGTTGCCGTCTGTGACAGTGCCAGCCTCAGGGAAAGCAGCGTACCGAACGTGACCTACGGTGCTTCATTATAAGGAAATAAAAAAATGTCCTCCGTCATTACCCTGGACTTTGAAAAATGGAAAGCACAGCAAACCGCCGCAGGCCATCCGGTGGTGCTGGATGAGTTTGTGTTTGCCTGTGTACCGAATCTTGATCCGTCCAGGAATATTAGCCGCGATGAGAAATTGCCTGCGGCCAGTCACATTGTGCATCGTCAGGCCGTGAACAAAACCGGACTTGCCAGTGAGAACGCCGTGGCTTACAGCGTCACTTTGGGTACGGAAGTCGGGAACTTTGATTTTAACTGGATAGGTCTGATTAATAAGGCCTCCGGTGTCATTGGTATGATCACCCATGCTCCCACGCAGAAGAAAATCAAGACCGCCAACGGCTTACAGGGCAATGTGTTAACCCGCTCTTTCCTGCTGGAGTTTGAAGGTGCGGCCAAAGAGACGGCCATCACCACCACAGCGGAAACGTGGCAGATTGATTTTACTGCGCGTCTGTCGGGTATGGATGACATGCAGCGCCTGATTAATACCGACAGCTACGGCGAGGCCGCCTTTTTTGGTGACAGTTTTGCCGTGGTTCGTCAGGGCGAACAATATCTGGTGAAAAAAGGGCTGGCCTATGTGGGCGGGCTGCGTGGGGAACTTAAGTTTGGCCAGACCTTAAACAGTCTGCGCAATACCCATGTGTATGCGGATTTTAGTTATCAGGGTAATTTGATGAGCCAGTGGAAAACCGTAGTAAAAATTACTGCGGCGAATGAGCTGAAGAACTATGTGGATGTGGCGGGCTATCTGCATTATGTCTTTGCGGTTGCCCGGATTGACAGTAATGGGAATGTGGTTGATTTGCGTAATCAAGGCACATTAAGCGATCGGGATATTGCTGACCTACAAAAAGAACTTGATAGAGTTAAACAGGGTTATGCGACAAAAGCCGCATTAAATAGTGGCCTGAATGAAAAGCAGCCAAAGGGAAACTACGCGACCAATACGGCGGTGAATGCAGCTAATGATAATGCTAACAGTCGTTTGTCTAAAGTACAAAATGGCGCAGACATTCCCGACAAAAACGCGTTTGTGAAAAACCTCGGTTTGGTGGATACGGTGGTGTTGGCGAAAAATGCGTTGCCTGTTTATGCGTCTTCTCTTTCTGTAAATCTCAATACATTAGGGGGAATTAACGCAGCAGGTGTATACGCTCAGACGCTGGATGCAAATGCGACGACAGCAAATAATTATCCGGTCAACCAGGCGGGAACACTGGTTGTTACGCCGAGTGCATATGGCTGTCAACAAGAGTACACATCATTCAGTACGGGCAGGAAATTTACGCGTGGGCTTTCTCAGATCTGGAACGGAAATGACGGGCCATGGAATCCATGGGTTGAATATTATGGGGTGAATAACGTACCAACCCCTGCCGT